ATGAGCGTGGCGCAGTTCGGGAAATGGGACCCCCTGTTCGGGATCACCGCGCCAGGCACCTATCCGATGGCGTACGCGCGCGAAGGGGTCGTGGAGTTCTCCATGCCAGGTGAGTGGTCCGGCCGTCTCACGCCGCACGCGGCCCGCGAGTGGATCGATGCCCTGCACGCTGCCGTCCACGCGGCTGCCGGCCATGCCGAGGCATTCGACGCCTCCGGGCCTAGCACGAGCACATTTGGTACAGGCGTCCAGGAACAGCCGAAAGAGTTTGTGTCACTTCACAGCTCAATGTCACGTTGAGGGATAGAGATGGTTACGAACAGCTCATTCCGCCCGTTAAGTACCGCTCGCCCTGTACCTATGTCCGGCATGAAGATGCTCATTGTGAATCATGTTTGGGCACAAGCGATCCTGTCGTGGGACGAGTGGTTGCGTGCGGCCGGCAAGTCGGCCGACACGCGATACACCCGCACGTACCACCTTCGCCGACTGGCCCACGACCACCCCGACGTAGATCCATGGATGATGACGGACCAGCACGTCATACGATGGATGGCACGCCACGAATGGAAAGCGGAGACACGGCGCAGCTACCGATCAAGCCTGCGTGTCTTCTTTCGCTGGGCACAGGCTCGTGGTCACATCACCGTCGATCCGGCGCACGAGCTCGAACCCGTCAAGATCCCGCGCGCTCGGCCGAGGCCGGCCCCCAACGACGTCGTCGAGGATGCCCTGGATACCGTCGATCCCCGCGTGAAGCTGATGCTGCTCATGCTCGTGTTCACCGGTATCCGGCGCGGTGAATGCAGCCGACTGCACACCAATCAGATCGAGCGTGACCTGCATGGATGGCAGCTGCGAGTCATCGGCAAAGGCGGGCACGAGCGGATCATCCCCATCGATGACGAGCTCGCCGCCACCCTGCGCCTACTCCCCCGCGGCTGGTTCTTCCCCGGTCAGATCGACGGGCACTTGTCGGCCGGCTACGTCGGAAAGCTCGTCTCGCGCGCCATGGCGGACGGGTGGACGGCCCACAGCCTCCGCCATCGCTACGCCAGCCTCGTCTATTCCGTCGAACGCGACATTCGAGCAACGCAGGAGCTGCTCGGTCACGCCTCGGTAACCACCACCCAGATCTACACCTACGTCCCAGAAGACTCGCTCCGCCGGGCTGCCTCCGGAGCCGGACTCGGACTCACCCGTCACGCTGCCTGAACTCAGGAGAGAACCATGACTCGACCTCGCATCACTGCCCATAACGTCGCCGTCGCTGTCGCGATACTGGTGGCCACCGGCTCGTCCATCCTGTCCTTCACCGCGCTCGCAGACCTGGCCGCTCACAACGAGGTGCCGGCATCGCTGGCCTGGATAGTTCCGCTCATCGTCGACGCGACAGTGCTCGGCGCAACCCTTGCTGTGGTCGCGCTCGATGAGGGCAAGGCCTTCGCCTGGTCGCTGCTCGCGCTGTCGGCCGCGCTCTCGATCTCCGGCAACGTCGCCCACGTGTGGGACTCGGGCCCGATCGCCATTGCCATTGCCGCCGTGCCGCCGGTGCTGCTGCTCGCGACAACCCACCTCGTCGTACTGCTGTCGAGAAGATCGGTGCCGGCCGCGGACGAGCACGAGCTGTGCAAGCCCGTCCCGCTGTGGCCGGCCGATGTGAAGAATCACAAGTCGTCGGTACCCGACCTCGCGGGTAGCTGGAAGATGTCACGGGAACAGGAGAGCGCCGCTGCCTGATCTGGTACACATCGTGAGTGAAATCGACAGCAGCCGTCCTGCTTGCAGCGGTCTTACTCTGCGTCGGGTGTAGCAGTCAGACCGACGGTACGGCTCGATCGGACTCGGATCAGGCAGTGATCGACGCGGCCGAGAGCGGAGGCCTGTCGGGTTCGGCTGACGATCAGATCGCGGTCGGCCATCGGATCTGCAAGAGCATCGCCAGCGACGGGCTGAGCGTCAATCAATCCCTCGGTGTTTTGGTCGGAAACGGAATGTCGTCCCAGGACGCCGCGACGATGCTCACGGCCAGCGTGCGCGAGTACTGCCCGGACCAGTTACCGGACGTGCTCGAGGAGCTCGGGAACTAGCCGCCGAAACGCGAAAACCGCCCCACCTCGGAGATAGCGAGGTGGGGCGGTTTGTGTGCGCCGGGGGGGGACGCTGCGATCGATCCTAGATCAGCGCGGCCACAAGGTCGGAAGAATCGCGTCGGACACCGATCGAGCTCCGGCGATCTTGAAGTGCACGCCGTCTCCGACGAACAGTCCCTCACCACCGGGGGGTGTCGTGTACTGGGTATCGACGACGAGGCTGCCGGCCGCGGTGCTGGCCGCGTTGGCGATCGCAGTGCGGTAGTCGGCCCAGGTGATCGGCGGCGTTGCACCGGTGTAGTCGTATTGCATTGCAACGAACAGGAATTCCGAGTCCGGAGTCTGGGCGTTGACGTGGGTCGCGATGGTGACGAGGTCCGCTTCGAGCTGCGCGGCGGTACGGCCCTGCTCTGCGTCGTTTCCGCCGAGCGCGATGATCACCAGATCCGGCTCGATCGCGGCGAGCAGCTCGGGCAGGACGGTGCCGAGACTGATGTCTGTGTACTGCGCGAAGTCCGCAGCGGGCTTGCCTGCGAACCCGAAGTTGTAGACCTCGATGCCGGTGCGGTCGTCGACGTCGTCGCTGCTGGTCTGACGTTCGAGCACACCGAGCACCTGGATTCCGTTCACCGCGTTGTGGACCTTCACCGATGCGATTCCCTTGGCGTCGGTGTACGAGAAGACCTCCACGTGGGAGGTCGGGGTGACCGTGTGGTTGACGAGGGTGTTGTCGCCGAGGGTGAGCGTGATCGTCACGGCACCGGTGCCGTACTCGGGGTAGCCACCGAGGAAGACGTCGACCGCGTACGTGTCTCGGAGCGGCCAGGTCAGCGACTTGGTCTGCCCTGCCGTGTTGTTCTCGTTGAGCCACACCGAACCCGGGACGCCGTTCGTGTCGCCTGTGCGGTCTGCGGTGGTCGTGCCGTCGAACGAGGTGGGTCGGAAGTTGTAATTCCAGTGGTCGGCGTTCGGGGTGTCGGCCTGCAGCCACAGGCTCGCACGCACTCCGGCCTTGCGGGCGAAGTCCTCGGCGAGCAGTGCCGGCCACGTCTTGCGGACGTCGGGCACACCGTCTGTGTATCCGGCCGCGAAGCCTTCGGCCTGGGAGTCGGAGAGGACAGCGAGGCGGATCGCGCGCTCGTCGCGTCGGACGAGACGGTTGACCCAGTGCGGTGTGACGAGTTCGGGCATGCGAGTGAACCTTTCGGGGTTGGTTGAAGTACTTCGAGGGGGCTTAGGTGTAGCTGGCGGAGAGCTGAATTCCGGCGGCGATCGCAGCCGTATCGGTCGCGGCCGCGGCCGCAGTGAGGGCGGAAGCGATGCCAGTGCCGAGCCGCTTACCGACCGCGCCGAACTGGAGTTGTGCGAGCGCACCGGCGGCGACGGGGACTGTGAGGATGGGTACGTCGGTACCCACGGTGGGCGCGGTTGCCTTGTTGTAGATCTTCCAGAACACCGCCGAGGCAGACGGGTTGAAGCAGCTCATCTCGAACAGGTTGCCGCCGGAGGCCTTCACCACCGCGGCGTTCGTCGATGCGGCTGTCGTGAGCAGGTACTGAGTCGGCGTCACCGGGGTGGTGGTGAAGACCCCGGACTGAGAGACGGGGTGCGTCTGGATCGCTGGCGCTGGCTCGGTGGCATATGCGCCGCGGATGAGTGTCCAGGTGGCGATCGAGCTGGCGGTGACCGCAGTGGTGCACCGGACGCGCACGAACTTGTAGGCGTTGACCGAGGCTTCCCAGGCGTACCCGCTGCCGACGTTCACTGCGAGAGCGAGTGCGGGCGTGGCCGATTCGACGGTGCTGGCGTTGGTGCGTGCGGCGAGGATCGAGAACCATGTTCCGTCGACGCCGTTGGTCGAGTCCAGGGACGCCTCGAACGCACATACACCCGCAGCCATCGCTGCGGTCCCGGTGTTCTTGACGTGGAAGACGATGTTCGATGCGCGTGAGACGTCGACGACGACGGCGTCGTTGACAGCCGCGACGTTGCCGACGGTGGCCGGGAACGAGGCGGTCATACCCGCGACCTTGAGCCGTCCGGCTTCGTCGGTCTGGAAGGCGCTCCAGTCGCCGTCTGCCGGGACCGCGCCGTCCGCGTCACGTCGGACGCCGAGTATCACGATTCCCTTCGCGTTGGGCTGCGCGACGCCATCGCGCTCGCCGATCGCGGCAGCGATTGCAGCATTGCTTGCTTCGAGGTTCTGGAAGACGCTCGGCATGTCAGTTCTCTCCTGTGTGTAGGTCGATGAAGTTGCCGTTGCCGTCGGTCTCGACCCACGCGTACTCGCCGGGTGCGGTCGGCGCAGTCGGGCCGACTGTGACCGGGAGTTTCTTCTGGACGTCGACGGGCAGCGTGGAATCCGCGCCGGTGGTCACGAACGCTCGTGCCATGTCAGGCACCTACTTTCATGTAGTCGAGTACCTGGCCGGCGAAGGCGAGATTGCCTGCGTCCGTGAAGTGCACGTTGTCTGCGATGTACAGACCGGAGCCGGTGAAGCCGCGCAGGTCCAGGCACTGTGCGCCGATGGACGCCGCGGTGGTCTTGATCGTTTCGGAGTAGCTCGCCCACGTCGCTCCGGAGGAGTTGTTCGGCAGCGGGCGAATGATGAAGACGATCTCGATACCTGCCCGGGCCGACACGAGCTGGTCTCGGATGGTTGTCATGGCCGACGCGAGCTCGGCGGTTGTGCGGCCGCGTTGATAGTCGTTCGCGCCGAGGCATATCAGGGCGACGTGCGGGGCGAACGCGGTGATCATCGGCTTGGTGGAGTACGCGCCGTTAGTGAGCCACCCGGCGTACTCGAACGCCGCCATCGATCCCTGGGAGAGGTTGTATCCGGTCACACCGGATACGACGTCACCGACGTATTCGACGATGCCCAGGCCCGCGAGCCCGTTGCCGGCCGACGAGGTCAGTTGCACCCACGCGCCGGGGTTGGAGATCTGGGTGACGATGCGATCGCCGTTCGAGTCCGCTGCAGCTCGAGCAGGTTCGTTGGCGGTGGTGATCACCAGTGATCCTGCGGGCCCGTAGCCGGTGTGGACGACGTCGACGCGGGTGGTTCCTCCGCTCAGTGCCCAGCGAACGGTGTCGACGTTGCTGGCATGGCCGCGCTGGAGCCAAAGGGCACCGGGAATGCCGATCTGATTGTTGAGCTGGTCGAGCCCGGTCACTGTCGGACCATTGCTCGACGAGAGTTCCGAAACGTCGGTGTAGACATAGTTTCCCGGTGCGAGCGGTGGACTGACAGGCACCCATCCTCGACCGCCTGCACCGACACCGAGCTCGGTCCGGAGCGACTCGATCAGCCTGCTCGGCCAGGTCTTGCGCCACGAATCGGGGCCACCGGGCTTGCCGTAGCCGTCGTTAGTGGAATCACCCAGGAACAACACGCGCAGGCGAGTCGTGGCCGCGGCCTTGGCTGCGGCTTTGTACGTCGGCGATGCGATTGCGAGAGCGCCGTCCGGATCCGGCTCGGGGACGTCGTTCGAGAGGTAGAACAACCCGGGGCGGGCGGAGTCCTCGACGAACGTGATCCCGGGATTGGTCGCGAAATAGGCCTCGGTGGCGCGTGCGATCAGATCTGCCGGAGTGTCCTCCGGGACCAGGACCGCGGCCGCGATGACGTCCATGACCCGGGCCGTCGCGGTGTCGGGTATGACGATGCGCCCTTCGATCGAGCGCCGCATAGCGCCGGGCTTGAGACGAAAGAAGGCCGGCCCGGGGATGAGGTCGGGAGTCGTGATGCCGGTCGAGGTGATCGGGACGTGGACGGGATCGTCGGTCAGGATGCCGTCTGCGCCGCCGTCGCGGATGCTCGTCCACACCTCGAGGTATCCGGAGCCGTCGAAGTCGGCGATCTTGGCCAGGTTCTTCACCGGGTCGCTGAGTACGGTCACTGCTGCGCTCCAATCATGCTGCGACAGGGGTTTCGACGTCGGCGACGTCGTTGGCCAGCCAGTCGGCGATGGTTCCGCTGGACTGGAAGTTGCTGCGACTGACGTAGATGCCTTCGTAGAGGTTCGTCGGGCCGTAGGCGATGGTCGGGAAGTTGTCATCGATGACGACCGCGCCGTTGCGTCTGACGAGCCAGTGCGCGTCGAGCAGATCCCACTCAAGTACGTCGCCTGCGATAGGTGTCACCGGCAGAGTCAGTAGCTTCGAGAACGCGTTCGGGCCGGTGCCTTTCACCAACGAGTACTCGTTGTTATCGAAGAACAGGCCGCCCCACGACGAGCGGTTCGCATTCGATCGCATGACCGGTCCCGCGAAACGTTCGCTTGCACTGGAGTTCACCGAGCCGACGGTGATTCGGCCGTGCGTTTTCGTCGTCGCCAGGGGTGTCGTGTGGAGCACGTGGGCGTAGCCGTCGTTCGTTGTTGTCCATGCCGCGGCGTTGGACTTGATCCCCAGGCCGAGGCCTGCGCCCGACGTCGAGTACGACGATCCGAGGCCGAGACCGTCGGCTCGGTCGTAGAGATCTTGCAGAGCGCGCTTGATAGTCTCCTGGCCGATCGACCGCGACGCTTCCACGTACGTCACCCAGCCCGACGTGAAGTCCAAGGCGGATTGCGAGACCGTCGACCCTGGTGAGGTTGTCGCGAGTACCGCGCCGTTCTTGACCGGATTGAATCCCGGCAGCGGTGCGGGATCGAATATCTCGACACCGGCGACGGTCACCGTCCCCTGCACTGTCAGGGCCATCGCGATGTGGTCGCCGGTCCGGGCGAGAGCTTCGTCGGGGAACGTGACCAGTTGTGTGGTGTACGAGGAGAGGATGTTCCCGGACAGGTCGCTTGAGGTGCCCAGCAACTCGGCGAGATCACCGGCCGCATTCATGCGGTAGAAACGTGCCACCAACGACGTCGGTGCGCCCTTGGCGTAGAAGTACATCAGTTTGATCGCATCGTCCGCCGTGATCCGGACGAAGGTCACGATCGTGGTGTTCGTGAAGGCCTTACCCGGCTCTCGACCGAGCGTGATGGTGTGGCTGTGGCTGTTGTCTCCGCTACCACCGGTGCCGGTGCTGGTGTTCGGAAGCATGACGAGCTGCGAGCGTGAGAACGACGGATATCCCAGCGGTGTGATCGTCTCGCCGATCGACCGATTCGTCTTCACGTCGAACGCTGTGACCTGCTGCTGCACCGTCGTGACGATGCTGATCGCCGTGTTCGCGTTCGTGTTCGCATTGCTCGCTGCAGTTTTCGTGCCGCGCAGCTCGTCCGCCAAGTCGTCGAGGTTGAAGATTCCGAACGAGATGCCGTCGAGGCCATCGAGAATCGCCCCGGCGACGTGGCTGAGCAGCCACTTCGGAAGGTCGATCTGCGCGGCGTCGTTGCCCCGTGGGGTCCGATCCGGTATCCGGAGCGACATCTCAGCAGCCCGAACTGGAGTACGGCGTTGCTGCTCGCTCGCGCGCGTTCTCCTGCGCCCGTGCCTGGAATTGACCGATGAGCTCGGCTCGTTCGGCGTCGGTCAGGGGTGGGTCGGTGGCGATGTCGTCGGTGATGTCGGTGAAGAGCCGAACGACATTTGCGTTGTCGCTGCGCTGAATCGCCGACCGCGCCTCCAGGGTCGCCCGGAAGTCGGCGTTGCACTTGCCCTGCTCGTAGTTGTAGTACGTGCCCTGGCCGAGGGTCACGACCGCCATCAGGACCAGGAATGCACCGAAATACCGCTTCCGCGTGACGTTGTCCGCAATTGCGGGGGTGATCACCGTCTTCCCGTCGCCGTTGACGGATCGACGCCATGCTGTCGCCTGCCCGACCAGGAACCCAGCCAGGAAGGCGACAGCGGCGAGCACCGTCGAGTAAATAAGATCACTGGTCGACATCAGATTCGCCGTCCTTCGTCGTATCCTCGGGCTTTTTCGCCTTGACGTACGAGCCGGTCAGGAATCCGACCAGCGCCAGCATGATCACGTTCACCTCGGGAGGGACGTGGGCATCGGGAACGAACAGCACCACCAGCACCGTCGTTGCCCACACCAGCGTCACGACGGTGATCAATATCGTGAGCAGGCGGGAGACTGTCTTCTCGTCCACTGCTACATAGCCTTTCGCTCACAACCGTCCCCGTCCTCCGCGGTGGCCACCGGTAGATCAGTTCTCGATTTCGCGGTGACGTCCGGCGTATTCCTCGATCTCGATCACTTGCTTCTCGGTCACACCGTTCGGGGTGAAACGGATTCCGACGGTGGCGAGAGTCTGGATCGTGATCGCGATACCGCCGAGGACCGGCAGCGGGATCTCGACGCCGAGGCCTACGAGAACCCAGACGACATTGACGGCCAGGCCGATGAGCGAGGTGACAGTGTTGCTGTAGCGCTTGACGAGTGGCTGTTCGGCGAGCAGATCGCGGAGCACGTCGAGGCCTGCATCGGGAGTAGTCATGGTTCTCTTCTTTCGTGTTGGTGTTCAGGACTTTTCGGTGAGAAGATCGGCATCGGACTGAATGTCGACAGCGAGGACGTAGGCGATCGCGGCCGCGCCGGCCGAGAGGATCACCGCTGCAGCGAGGAACGGCCAGCGATAGTTCACAGGCCGAGGGCCTTCCAGGTGGCGGGACCCACGATGCCGTCGACGGCGAGACCGCGGCGGCTCTGAAAGTTGCGGACGACGGATTCCGTTGCAGGCCCGAAATCGCCGTCGACCGTGAGGCGCGAGTACGCGGGGTAAACCCGATTGAGGAATTCCTGCAGGAAGCGGACGTGTTCGCCGGTCGAGCCGCGCTGGATCGTCGGCCGACCGGTCGATGGTGCCGGACTCGGTGCCGGCGGAAGCGACGGAATGCCCGCGCCCCTGATACGCGCTACGCCGGCGTCGTTGCGTGGGTCGCCTTCCGGATAGCGCATCTGAAAGTGCATCTCGTCGGGCTTGCCCCACGCCGCGCCCCAGAACACCTCGGGGAATGCCTGCAGCGCGCGATTGACAGCGTCGATCTCGTTGCGCGGCATGGTCCGCAGGCCCCATGGTCTGATCGGTGCCCACGCATCGAACGAGGTGCCCGCTAGGTGGTTGGAGTTCTTGACCAGGTTGTCTCTCGACCACCCCCAGACGGGCGAGGTGAAGTTGCGGACCGTCCGATGCAGCACTCCGGCGAATGCACCGAGGATGATCGCCGGTGCACCTCTGCGAAGTGGCGCGGTATCCATGTACGGGGCGGTATCGACGGTCACGCACTCGTCCCGGTTGCACATCCGCCAACCGTTCTCCGACCAGTCGTTCCCGTAGACAGTTCTGAATGACATCACGCCTCCTAGACGCTGTTGGAGTTGCCGCGCGAGTAGCTCACGAGGCTCTGTTGCCCGACGACGAGCCGTTCGTAGATTCCGCGAATGCGGTTGCCCTCGCCGAGTACTGGACGCTCGACGATTCGACCGTCGCGTTTGTCGGTGACCGTCACGCTCGAGATGTACTGCTCGATCGTGGTTCCCTGGTCGTAGAAGGTGTGAATGTCACCGAGCTGGTAGCGGCGTCCGGAGCCGTCGTCGACTCCGAAGCTCATGCCGCGCCCGTCTGCACCGCCCGACTGGACGGTGAGTTCTATTGCCTCGCTACCGGAGTGCTCTTTGAGAGCACCTTGCGCGGTGGCGTACGCGTCGAGGCTGTACGCGGCGGTGTTGTCGGCGAAGATGTCGGCGAACGCGTCGTCGATTCCGATCTCCGCTTCGAGGTCGTAATCGATGAACTGCTGGTAGGCGAAGAAGATGTTGTCGAACAGATCTCCGACGACCAGGCCGAGACCGAGACCGGGAGCAATTGCGTTGAGCAGCAATTGAATCGCGAAGTTCGCACCCCACTCGATCACTTGGTTCAAGATCTCGGGGGCCTTGCCGCCGACCACGGCCCTCGTCGCGGTTGCGTGCGAGGTGTCGTAGTTCATCTCGAGCACCTGAGTGCCGTCGGTGCTCCACTGCACCTGACGCTTGTCTTTCTTCGCGATGGTGTCGAAAACGTAACCGGCCCTGGGCATCCGTCCCCAACTGCTCGGATCGGTCAGGCCCAGGTAGTTGTTGGGATTGGTGAAGTTCAGGAAGTTGTCGCTCGTGACGTCGAGGATCGACTGGAGCTGCGAGAGCGTCGTCGCGTTGAACACCTTCGGCGACGGGCCGATGCCGTCCCACAGGTCGAGCTTCCACCCGAAATCGAGGCGATCGCGGGTGAGCGAGAAACCGTCGTTGAGCTGGGTGAAGCGCATCGAGATCACGGCGAGCTCCTCGATCGCGTTACCGACCAAGCTGAGCAACGAATCGAGTGAGTTGAACGACGCGAGGTCCGGATAGTCGCTGGTCGTGGTGTGCAGCGGCATCGCGGCGCAGATCGGCCGGCGCGTCCGCACCCACGTCTTCGTGCCGAAGTACTTGAGTACGAAATCCGGGTTGCCGAACATGACGTCCTGCTTGCCGGTGAGGCCGATCTGGAACTCCGGAGGGAACATGGAATTGACCCAGGCGAGACCGCGCTGGAGCCAAAACTTGTAGTCCACCCCGGTGAATCGGATCGTCGGATTGCGCGGGTTGCCGGACGTGTTGTGCGTCATCAGGCGTCCGGTCCACGGGATGCCGTTGCGAATCACGCGAATGTGAATCGCTTTGCGCCGCAGTGCTCGTAGACGCGGGATCAGGCGGTGACCCGGCTTGAGCTCGAAGCTGATGGTGCCCGGGAGGTACCAGTGGTACATGATCTCGGCCTGGGTGTACGAGCCGAGCGGTGTCCACTCGATGATCTGGCCGGAGCGCGTGCCGAGCTCGATGTTGAGTATGTCGACGTCGACGGTGTTCGGCCGAGCCCAACCCGGGGGGCTCATGCGGCCTCGTAGTAGAGCTGCGGCAGAACGACTTTCAAGCGAGTTGCTGCACTGGTACCGGATCCGGTGATCGTCACCGGAATGGGAACGGGATTCTTCGGATCGCTGGCCGGAGCTCGCTTGTACCAGCGCCGGCCGATCGCTGACCGCTCGACGCCGAGGTGGTCACGGATCTCGAACCAATCCGGATCGGTCTCGATCGTCCACTTCTGGCCCGCGCCGATGCTCGGCAGCGCGACGGCCTCACCGTCGAGTCCGAGTGTGGGGTTGGTGATGGGCCCGGTGAGCTCGAAGTACGGCCACACGCGCTCGTCGGAGACGTTCACGACGCTGGCCCCGGCGAACTGCGCGGAGGTGAAGGTGCGCTCGTACGGCAGGGTGCGCCACCAGGACTCGTCCGAGCGCAGCATGACGCCGTCGTACTCGAAGCAGCCGAGGTAGCGCGTACGGGTGTAGTCCGGACTGGGGAGCAGCTTGGCCTTGCGGACGAGCTGGAAGCGCTCCTCGACCGTGCCGTCGGAGCGAGGCGAGCGCGCAGTGAACCGGCCCAACTTCTTTCCGTCACCGATCGCGCGGCGGAAAGCCTTCTCGACTTCCACTGCGAGCTCACCCGGGAAGAGCTGCGAGCGTACGAACATGGTGACGAAGTTCGGGTCGTACATTGTCGCGTTCCACGTCACGCCATGCTCGTCGACGTTCTGGACGTCCGCGTGGGTGAACTCCGCGCCGCCGAGTCCGTCGATCGTCACGATGCGCATGCGAGCGATCGGGTCGCCGAGGCCTCCGAACGGCCACACCGAACCGTCGACGCCGAGCAGCTCGTACTCGATCGCCTTCACGCGAAGCCGGCCTTCATCAGCGCCATGTCGGCTGCGCCGGAGTTGGTGTCGAGATCGATCTTGGCCTGCACCAACCCACCTGCCTGCAGCGTTTTGATCATCTCCTGCTGTTGCTCGACGAGCTGATTGAGCGCGCCGATGATCGCCTCGCCGCCGGGGATGGTGTTCGAGCTCGTGTCGAACTCCGGCTTGACGAGCTGGCCGAGATCCCACTGGCCGGACTGCGCCATGCCGATCAGCCCGCTCGCTCCGGACAGCGCTGCGAAGCCCATTCCGATGCCGAGTGACGCTGCCTCATAGATGTTCCGAGGCTTCATCGAGTCGGACCGGTCCGGGCCGCTGTAACCGCCGAAGCCCGGACTCACGCCGCCGTTGGCGAACGCGGTCAGTCCGTAGCGCTCGCGTGCACTCTTCGCGTCGACGAGAGTCAGGCCGCGACGTCGAGCCCATTCGGCGCCGATTGCGACGTGTTGCCGCTGGTCGGTGTCGGGAATGAAAAACTCGTCGTTCTGCTGCCTGTCACCGACGACGCGCCAGGTGTTCGGCGGCACGACCTTCGCGTCCCGTCCGGACATGGGCGAGAGTCCGCCGGCAGCGTAGGCGCGAATGATGTTGCCGTTCGCGTTGGCCGCGAACTGTTGCTGCAGGCTGGCGTACGCAGCATCGTCCATGCCGAGCTGAGTGCGAAACCTCCGCTCCTCGACGGTGACGACGTGAGTCGAGCTGGTGTTCAGTCCGTTCAGGCCGTCGACGCGGGCCCGGACGACGTCGGTGTTGTCCGAGATCGCGAACGAGCCGTCCGGGAGCTGGGTGACGTGCGCACCGACCGCGATGAGCCGTTGGATCGTCTCGGGTGAGTTGTCGGTGACGACGATGTTCTTGTCGTTGTTGATCGTCGTCTCGACCCCGACCTCACGAAGCTTGTCCACGACTGCCTGTGCGCCCGGGGCGTCGACCGTGATGGCCTTGATGGGCGGCAGTCCGTCGATGGTGCCGCGAGCTGCGTCGAGAGCCTGCTGAGCGGATGTGGTGTTCGCGGTGAGGGTGAAGCCCTTTCCATCGGGCAGCTCGTCGACCGTGAAGTGCATCGCCTCCAGGGCAGCTCGGGCTTCGTCGGTGAGCGACTTCACCTCGATCGTCTGCGAGTCCGGCATCCCGGTGATCGTGTCGCCGAGGGTCTCGACGAGCTCCTGTGCGGCCTGAACACTCTTCGTATCGAGGTTGATTGCGACGTTCTCCGGGAGCAAACCCATCTGCAGCGCAACGGCTTCGGCCTGCGTGCGCGTCAGGCCCATCGCCTCGGCAGTGCGTAGGAATTCGTCGTACTGCGGCTGCAGCGCGGCCTTGACGGCGTCCGAGGAATTGGTGACGGTGTACATCGCCGCGGCGAGCTGGTTGTAGCTGTCCGCGAACGAGCTCACCGAGTCCTGTGCCTTCGATCCGGCTTCGGTCTTGGTGTCGATGTTGCCGCGGTCGTCGACGCCGACCTCGCCGAGGGTGCCCTTGAGCCCGTCGAGGTCGCGCATCGAATCGTTCACGGCCTGTTGCGCTTCGGGCAGCGCGAGCTTGTCTTCCTTGAGTCCGGACAGCGCCTTCGCCAGTGCGTCGACCTTGCTCGCAGCGCCGTCGGTCGACTTCGCGAATTCGTCCATCGCCTCGGCCATGGCACCGAGCTCGGCGGTGCCATCGTTGGCGAATGCGACGTCGCCGCCGGATGCGGCAATCCGCTTGAGCTCGGCCTGCTTGGCTGCGATCTCCGCCGTCGCCTTGTCGTACGCGTCGAGCATCTGGCCGGCGGGAGTGTCCTGGTCCGCGTTGTACTGCCCGTCGCCCTCGAACAGCTCACCGGAGAAGAACTTGCCGAAGTCACCCTTGACCTCGTCCCAGAATCCCATCTGCGAGACCTGCTCGTCGTGCATGCGCATGAGCTCTGCGCGCGTTGCCTTAGCGGCCGACTGCATCCCGGCGAGGCCCTTGGCTGCGCGGTCCGTGGAGATCCCCGCGTCGTCGAGTGCCTCGCCGAGCGACTTCGACCCGTCACGCAGCTTGATCGTCTCGAGCGCCGCAGCCGCGGCCTGCTGGCCTTGCGCGGTGAGCTTGCCGCCGGAGAGCTCGACCTGGGTGGCGGTGTCGACGACGGCAGCCTTGAGGTTCTCTGCGTAGCGCTTGGCCTCGGCGTTGTTCTGCATGAAGATCGCGAGACCTGCAGCGGCAGCGGCGAAGGCGACGCCCCACGGTCCACCGAGGAACCCGACGAGCGAGCCAGCACCGGCACGGAAGGCCGACATGCCCATCGTGCCGACGTTCCGCATGGTACTACCGAGGGTCGTGACGCCACCGTTGGCATTGCGGGTGGCCTGCTGCAGGTAGCCGAACTGGGTGCGCATCGCGCTCACGGCGGAGGTCGTCGTGGTTCCCAGTCCGGCGATGGCTGCACGGCCCTGACCGATTCGCTGGACGAGACTCTGGCCGATCTGACTGCCGGCCAACATGGACGCGAGCTTGAGCGCCACGAGCGCGCCGATCGCGGCTTGAATCGGACCGGGCAGGCCTGCGAGGAACGTCGCGAGAGCGCCGACGCCGTCTGCGAGCATGCCGACGACGGCCGAGGTTCCGGACAGCGCGGCCATGCCGGGTCCGGAGAGCAGCGACACGAGCGCCTGGGCGGCAGGCATGAGCTTGTTGCCGACAGCGACCGACTGGGCCTCGAAGTCGGCGCGCAGGGTCTTGAGCCGGTTCGACAGCGAGCCGGACGTCTTCTCGAAATCGCCTTGCATGTAGGCGGTTTGGGCGAGCACCTCGGCGTAGGCGACCTGGACTCGGACGGCCGGTTCGAGCGCTTCGGACGTGTTCTCGATCAGTCCCATTTTCATGGCCCGGGTCTTGAGAATCGTCTCGTTCATGATGACGCCGTAGGCCTCGATCGGATCCGACTCACCGCGGAACGCCGCGCCGATAGCCTGGATGGCTTGCTCGGGGCTGGTGTTCTTGAAGCTGGCCATATCGCCTGCGAGCGTGGCCATCTGGACCGAGAACTTCGCGTTCTCTCCGGCGGCGAGGTTGGCCTGCTTGCCGTAGGTGCCGAACGTAGCCGCGGCCTCGCGTGCGGAGAGCTCGGTCATGCCGATGGCCTTGCCCGCGCCCTCGGCGAAGGTGTAGATCGTGCCGTTCGCAGTACCGAAGATCGTGTCGATCGCGTTCATGGACTCGTCGAGATCCGATGCAGCCATGACTGATTCCTGGAAGAACGCGAGCAAGCCAGTGGCCGAGGCTGCCAGGCCCATTGCGCCGAGAGCTTCCTTCGCTCGATCGGCAGCCTGCGAGAGGTCGGAGACGCCACCCTCGGCGACGTCGGCGTCATCGGCGGCCGATTCGAGTCCGGCCGAGACACCGACCGTGGTGGCCACGAGATCGCCGAACGACGAACCGGTCTGCGCCGCTTGCTGTTCGGCCTTCTCCCACTGAGATGTGACCGAGCTCGTCGCGTCGCCCGCGCTGTTCATCGCGGTAGCAGCGGCGGCAGCCGACTGAGCGAAGTCGCTCATGTTCTTCGATGCGCCGCCGGCAGCGCGTCCGGAGGCAGTCAGTCCGCCGCCCGCTGCGACGCCGGCGGATCCGGATCCGGACAGCGTCGAGACCGCGTGCTGAGTGGCGGTCTGTAGGCCGGTCATCTCGCCCGCGGTGGACTTGGCAGCGTTGGCCGCGGTGGCGAGTCCCGAGCTCGCGCCCGCGGCCGCGGTGCCGGCGTTCTTGACGTTGCCGGTGAACTGGAGAACCTTGCCACCGGCCTGCTCGAACCCGGTGCCTGCGTTCTTCGTGCTGCGCTGCGCCTGACCCTCGAACGTCTTCACGTCGGACTGGGCGCGCGTGAGCGTGGACTTCCAGTTCTTGTCTACGAGTTCGAGATTCGCGCGGATCGTGCCGACGTCGAGTGCGATGGGTCAGCCCTCCTTCCCGGCGGTCGCCTTGAGTACTCGGTGCAGCCGAGAGTCGGAGTCGGTGATGAGCCCGACGATTCGGGTTTGGAGCCAGCGCCAGGAACGCTGGAGGAGAATTCCGGAGTCGAGGTCGATTCCGTAGATGCTCTGGTCCTGGAAGTCGAGCTCGACGGCGGTCCAGGCATTGAGGACGTCGTGCCACGTCCACTTCTCCACGACCGCCGCCGGCCGTTTGTTCGGCTGTTCGGTCAGGTCGCGGTACCAGGCGCGGATGCCGAACTCTTCTTCGAACGGCCCCCCGCCGGGGTCTTCCGGGCCGTACGTGCCCGGGGCGCACGTGAGCGCCCCGTTGCACTCGCCTCTGCAGTAGCAGCGCCCTTCGCCCCCGGAGCCGCTTTCTTGCTCGGCTCCGGGGGCCTCGGGTTTCCCTGGTCACCGACGCCGGTGTGCCAGGCGATCTGTGCGACGGTGGCCCCCATGCCGAAATGCATGAGCGCCGTGCGCCCGACGTGCCAGATCTCGGCCCAGCTCACGCCGTCGGCGCGCATCTCGCCGTACACACCGCCAGACCACAACCCGGTCCTGTCGTCGCGAGTTGCGCCCAGCAGGCCGAACACCAGCGAGAGTTCCTGTGCGTCGTCGATCATCGCGTCCTTCTCGGCGAACACCTGATGAATCCGCAGACCCTCGTCGGCGCTCGGCGAGGCGATCCGGTACGTCTTCTCTCCGACGGGAAGCAGGAGATCCGGGTCGAAGAACTCCCGAAGGTTGTCGTAGGCCATGGGTTATGCGGCCTGACCGTTGATCAGGGTGGTGACCTCGCCGCCCTTGTCAGCGCTGCCGGTGAGCGCCGACGTGTCGAGCACGAGCAGCGGCACGTCGATGCCTGCGAGGGTGCCCTGGAATGCGACGTCCCACGCGTTCAGGCCTGCCACCGCGGTGACGGCGACGTTGCCCGCACCGATGGTCGACAGACCGGTGAGCGCGGTCAGCACCTGCGCAGCCGTGGCGGTCGGCGCGAGACCTGCCGTGGACTGGCCGAGGAACTTCGCGATGAACGTGCCACCGAGGCCGGTGCCGATAAGGCGGATCCGCTGAACCTCGTTGACCGGCGTCGTCTGCGGGCGGGCGATCCTGGTCGGCTTGCCGCGGCCGGACAGCGTGGCCTGGTAGTTCTGCAGATCCTCGTTGCCGCCACCGACGTCGGTGTACTCGACCGCGAAGTTGCACCGGTAGCCCTCGTCGATGTCATCGGTTCGCCAGTACCGGATGTCGGCGACGTTGTCGTAGCCGACCTGGGTGCCGAGTGCTCGCAGGAATGTGGTGCCGGGATCGGGCACGACGGTCGACAGTGACCGCTCGCCCTTGACCTTGCCCTCGATCGCGATGTCGAGCTTCTGCTTGGTCACGAGCTCCGAGCCGTAGCCGTCCGAGTCGTTGTCGGAGTCGTCCTGCTTGGTCGCCGTCGTCTTCGGCTCGATCTTCGACGTACCGCGCAGCCACGCCCAGACAGGCGACGCGTAGGTGCCGGTGTTGATCTGCATCGCCCACGCTGCGGCGCGGAAGGTGAACAGCAGACCGGAATTCGGGGGCTTGAGTACAGGCATTGTCAATCTCCTGGGTTGAGGGTGATGCGATAGGTGTCAGCCCGCATGTAGCGGCCCGTGGTGTCCGGAGTGGACTCCGTGCTCACCGTCCGAAAACAGGTGAGTACGTTCACGCCTCCGGGCCACCGCTGGCGATCTGCGGTCGACTCGAAGGTGTGAAGGTGGTTGAACACCGCATCCGCCGGGTCGTCGACGGCACGGACAGATCGGCCGGCACCGCGGAATCGGAGCCGGACGTAGAGATCGGGATTGTGGGCATCCCGATCGCGCCTGTCGTCGATGACGGAGATGGTGACCGCGGTGTCCGGGGTGTCCGGCATGACCGCGCGGAGGTACACCGCCGGCTTGACCGGATCGTTGGTGGTGCCGTACTGCTCGGACTCGTAGTAGCGAGCCAGGCCGGCCGCGGCGAGGTGTAGCGCCAGGGCCGTCCGGAGCTGGCTGCGGGTGGTCTGGCTCATCCGCCGAGTACTCGCGACATCGCCTCGGCGACATGCTGTTCGAGCTGCGGGCCGAACTTCTCCGTCGGCTCCGAGAGGAACTTCGCTTGACCGCGTTTGTGCTCGAAGTCCTCGCGCTCGTGCTGCTTCTTTCCGTAGGCCTTCGTGAATCCGACGGACGCCTGCAGACCCTTCGCCTTGGCCATGCCGCTGGCACTGAGTGCGCCGGACTTCACCGGGATGTACACCGAGCGGACCTCGTCGAGCAGTGCTTCGGCCGCGGCCGCTACGCCCGCCTCGGCTGCCTGCTCGGCCTGGTGAGCCCTGGACCAATCGATAGGCACGATGGAACCTCCTAGACGATTTCGAGCGCCTGGTATGCGACGGTGACGTTGTCGCGCTTGTAGACCAGGCGGGATTTCTCGACGATGCAGACGCGGTTCTGCTCGCCCTCGGGGAGAGTCAGGCGAGATCCGGACGGGACGACTGCGACACCGGCGGGAAAGAGCACGAGCGTGTCCGAGACCACCTCGGAGCTCTCGGAGTCGGCCGAGGTCCGAGAGCGGCTTGTGCGCCGCCCCGGAATGACCACCTTCGGCGCGAACTCGTTCTCGATCGCGTTCTCTCCAATGAGCCGCTCGACGCCGATGGGCGTCCGGAACGAACTGGGGCGCATCAGCCCGACAGCGACACGATGTACGCGCCGGCCGATCCTGCGAGGGGACCGTTGGTGGACGTCGGGTGGAGCTTCGAGGTCTCGGCCGCGGTGAGGTAGATGAACTCCTCGGGCGCGGCCGCGAACCGGGTCGTCACGTCCGGATACGTCTCCTCGGTGACGCGCCATCCGATGCGCATGTTTTCGATCGCACGGGTGACGACGTCGACCCCGACCCCGCGCACGAGCACAGGATCGAGCGCGGCCGCGGTGAGGTGCGCGTTGATCGTCGGCACCGCCCGGAGCATCTCCGAGCAGGCGCGAGCGATGAACACCTCCACCTGGGCCCGTACAGGCTCAGCGAATTCCTCGCCGAGCTGAGCCTGTACGGCCTCCACGGTGACCAGCAACTGGAGTGGCGTATCAGCCATCGAGTCGCTGGCCTCCCACTGCCCCTGTCTCGGTGCGCAGGACCACCGACTCGCCGGTTTCCAGATTGCGGCGAACCCAGACCTTCGAGCCGTTCGGCGCGGTGGACTCGAACTGCTCGAAACGGTCCTTCGACTCGTCGCGCTGCGGCTTGGTCGGGAACTGCGCGGGCACAACGGCGTTGACCGTTCCGACCGCCAGCGCCTCGGCACCGGGGATCGGCGTCACGCTCTGGGCGCGTTCGAGCGGATCGGTCGTGTCGGCCGGACCGTCGCCCGGAGCAGTCACCGACGGCTTCGTGAAGTCCGAGTCGAGAGTGGTGCTCGCGGTCGACGTCGACGGAGCGATACCGAGCTCGGCCGCGACCTCTTCGACCACGGGCGACTCCTCGGTCGTGGTCTCGGGTGCCGCTGTCGCCACGGGCACGGGCTCGGTGATCGACGACTCGTTGTCGGCGTCGAACTTGGCGACGGCGGCGCGCTTGTCGTCGGCGTTGCCCTCGCTGGGGAGCCCGCGTGCTGCGAGCGCCTCTTCGAGGGCGGGTCCGGTCAGCTTGTCAGCCATGGTGTTTCCTTTCGATCGAAGTGCGTTGGGGGATAGCGCCCGCGAGGGCACTATGACGGGTTCAGAGGTTCCGAACGCCGCGCAGTCGAGCTGCGGCCTTGCCGCCGAAAGTCGCGACGCCGCAGTAGAACTCGATACGAGTCCGGTATGCGGGCTTGTCGGGCAGTTCCTTGCCGTCGTTGACCTGGTACGCGTCGACTCCGCCGTTGGTCAGCCCGGTGACAGCTCCGTCGCTTTCGTCCTCGCCGTACCGCACCGCGTACACCGACGCTGCGTCGGTTGCCGAGCCCTGAGTCTCGGTCTGCGGGATGACGTTCGCGCCGGAAGCGGTCAATCCGGCATCGAGCAGTGGGATTCCGTTCCACGTGACCTCACGCTTGCCGGTGAGGTCGCTGCGGACCATCTCCACGCCGCCGATCCGCCGCCCGGCGGACTTGGTCTTCGCGATGATGTTGGAGTTGGTGTACAGCGCGCCGTTCGTGGCGTTCAGCCCGGGAACGGCGGCAACCAGAGAATCGAGCGCGTCGAAGAATCCGTGACGCGTCGAGTCGTCGACGTTGATGCCGGCACCGTTGGTGGCGTAGTCGATCACCTGGTTGCCGGTGAGCCGCTTCCTGATTCCGTCGAAGCCCTTCGGGGTGACCGCGACGTCGCCGTTGAAGAACTGCTCGGTGAAGTAGAACGATGCAGCCTTGATCTTCATGCCGGTCTGGATCGCGCGCTGGTCGTTGAGATCACCGCGCGTCTTGACGATGAAGCGGTCGACGTCGGCGTCGCCACCGAGAATGACCAGCGACTCCGAGGCCTGGACGACCGTGCCCGTGGACTCGGTGTAGGCCTCGTTGACCGAACGGAAGGCAACGCCCGGGAGGCTCGCTTCCTTGTTGTACGCGTACGCGTTTCCTTCGATCGACAAGAACGGGATGCGATCGAGGATCGGATTGAGCTGGATGAACGTCTCGATGACGCCCCTCTGCAGCTTGGTGGTGGACAGCTTCGCTGCCTCGACCAGGGTTACGGCCATAGCCGACCTGCCTTTCTGTCGTTCGGATGCCGCCGGCTACTGGCCGCGCGGTGTTGTTACTTGTTGAGTTCCTTGTAGGCAGCACGCAACGTGCCCGCACCGGGAGTGGTCGCTTCCTCGACGTCCGAGCCCCGAGCGCCCGCGCCCGGGGTGTGGTCGCCTTCTCCGGAACTACGCAGGCTCGCCTTGATTTTCTTGGCGTCGGCCAGCATTTCCTCGTCCGTTTCCCCGCGGACGCGGTCTGCCCAGTCGACGGGAAGTCCTTCGGTGAGAGCTGCTCGCAGACGGCCGTTTTCGAGCGTCAGCTTGCCGTTGTCGGATTCGAGCTGGCCCACCCTGGTCTTCGACTCGTCAGCATCGCGCTGGAGTTTCTGATCGGCGGTGAGCTTCTCGTCCTCGGCTGCCTTGAGCTTTGCCTCAGCGGCATCAGCTCGTTTGCGCTCGGCGATGAGGGCTTTCTTGCCGCCGTCTCCGAGCTTGTCGTCATCGTCGCCGCCAGCGCCGCCGTTGTCGCCGCCGTCCGGATCGCCCGAACCGCCTGCACCGGCACCGCCGCCGTTGTCGCCGCCTGCCCCGCCCTCGGGCTCGTTGAAGAACCGGAGCCGGGGGTACCGCTCCTCGAATGCCGTTGCCGCCGTGCATCGCACACGAGCGGGGCCGGTGAACTGCGGGAGCTTGTTGACCTGCATTTTTCCTCCATCGCGGAGTCGCCCGCCGAGGATCGCCCTGGGCGGTGGAACATCCCAGCCGTCGCGGCGGGGAAGAATGTGCGCACGAAAAAGGCCCCGGAGCGAATTGCTCACGGGGCCTTGCTCTCGTGCGGGTGGTCTAGCTGGTAGGTACCTCGGTCGAGTGGACCGGCGTCATCTTGTCGAGGCGTTTGAAGTTCAGGATGACCGGCTCGAATGTGACCATCCCGCTCGACTTCTCGACGAATATCACCGGAACGTCCATCGCGGGCATACCGGCGGCGTCGAGTGCAGGCTTCTCGCTTCGGATCAGGAACGACTGGCCGTCTTCGGCTCCGTCGACGCTGGCGACGAACGGTTCCATCGATGGGAAGTGGCCGGCGTAGTCGCTTCGCGGGAACTCAAGCTCGACGCGGTGCCGCGCGTCGTCGAATGTGATCATCGCGGTACCTCCTCGATCGGCTTGATGAGCTCTGCTGGTGTGACGAGTGTACGCGTGCTGTCTACGGGCAGCTTGTCGTCGACTCGGTAGATGCGCGCGCCTTTGCGCGGCCCGTGGAAGTCGATGCGCGCAAGGTGATCGGAGGCGTCGAGGTCGCCTGGCTGTGCATCGTAGAACCGGACCTTCCCGTTCTTGCCGACCTCGAAGTTGAAGATGTGCGCGCCGCCGGCCTTCCATTCGGCTGTGATCCATCCGCGCGTGCCCGGACCCCATGCCTGTGCAATGGAGGCGAGGTTCCCCGCCGACTTTGCGGTGAGGTAGTTCTGCCCCGACGACGGGGCTTGGCCGGTGTCCGTCCAGCTACCGAAGATCATTTCGTCGGTCAGTCCCTGGTCGTCGGGCTTACCTGGATGATTCCGGTAGTTCGGGTTCGCGGTGACGTCGTAACCGCGAGATCGGAGCTCGTAGGCCTGCGCAACGCGCTGGCAGTTGATCTGGTACTCGGTCCCGGACAGGTAGTTCGGGTTCGTCGCCCGAACGTCTCGCTCGATCGAGGTGCGGTGCCGATCGAGTGCGCCCTTGCGCTTGAGTCCCGGTAGCGGCCACTCCGAGGTCGGAGCGACGTTAATTTCGCCGGCCAGATGTAACGCGTCCTGCAGATTGCGCCGCCACTCGGCGCGATACTCGGTTGCCCACTTCGGCCCAATCTCGCTGCTGAGATAGAAGATGTCGAAGTCCGGATCGTTGAGCTCGTCTTCGACCTTGAGCAACTTGCGTGCGATCTTCTCGACGTCGTCGATCTTCGCGCGCTTGCCGTCCCGGAGGTCTCTCAGGTTCGCTCGATCGACGATCGCCCGGGCATGCAACGGCATGACGTCGATCGCGGTCTTGTCGGCTACGGCATCGAGCGCGGTCGCGGACTTGGCCACCTTGTTCTGCGCGGTCTTGATCTTCGCCGCCGCCCGCGCTGCCTTCTTCTCCTCGGCCGTGAGCTCGGGCTTTTTCGGCGCCGGTTTCGCATCGAGGTCGATCGACGGTTTCGGCTGCGGGCGAGGCTTCGGCGGTGGTGGAGTCTTGCCGGTGAGCGAGCCACGATTGCCAGGCTTGCTGCGGTCGAAGGCGTAGCCGTTGAGTTCGAGCAGGCGGAGGTATTCCTCGCGTGACTCGGCAATCTCGGCGATCGCTTCGGGCATGAGCCTCGGCGACGTCGCAGGTGTTTGCCCGCGTGAGCGAATCAGCTTGCCTGCGAATCCGCGCTTAGTGGTGCCCTCGGTGGAGATGAACAGGTCTTGGCCGTAGACGTTCGTGCGCGTGATCCGTCCGGCCCCGGTGGAAAGGCCGGCGTTTCCACGGCGGACGTTGACCACCTGGCCGATGTCGGCTCCGGAGCGGATCGCGTCGGCACCGTTGCGGGTGTAGATCTTGTTCTGCTGCTCCTCGGACAGCGCGTCGAAGGCCTCGCGCGGATCCGTGATGAGCTCCGGCGCGGCCTTCTCGGTCGTCGGGATGTGGCGGCACATGCACCGCGGGTGGCGCAGGAATCCATCCGACCAGCGGTAGAACCGGCCCGCGAGGACCGAGCAGCGTGAACAACCACCGACACGAACGAGCCGGGTGTATCCGATGCCCGGGCGCACCGTCAGCTCCAGCATCGTCGACGAGCGGCCCGCGTCGGCCACCTGCGTCAGTACTCGTTCCCCGAGCGCGGTCCTGCCCTTGCCCCAGGCCTCGCGCACGACGGCGTCGTTGACCTCGTCGGCCTGTGCGATCGCCGACTTCGCGGTGATCACCGCGCCGTACAGCAGCGAGTCCAGGGGCCGGCCATCGGAGGCGACACCGACCAGCCTGGACGGGTCGATCGACGCTTCCGGATCTCGGTCGGCACCGATCTCACTCAGTGCGCTCTTGACGTAGTCGCCGCCGCCACTGACCGCGCGAGCTTGCGCGGCGGTGAGTACTCCGACGAGCAGGTCTGCGTTCGCCTCGAACCATCCGTCGAAGTCTTCGGGCGGAGTGGTGCCCCAGAGGTTCCCCGTCGCGTAGATCGCCGCGGCGGTGACCTTCTGCTGGTCTCGGTAGTGGTCAGCCGCCGTCGTTGGCTGCGTTGCCATCGTCCGTCGGCTCCGGAGCGGGTGTCAGCGCCGCCATGGCCGCCATGGCGACCTCGTTCTGCTGCGTGCGTTCTTTGTCGACCAGCGTCATCCAACCGTCGACCTTCGGCGGTGTGGCGTCGGGCAGCATCTCGAAAGCCGCCTGCTTCGGGAACCCGGCACCGATGAGCTTCACGACGCCGTCGATGATCTGGGAGAAGCTCTTGGCCTCGGTGTCACCCCAGATGATCTCTATCGAGTAGTCGTCTTTGCCCTCTTTGCCGCGGGCGATGTTGGCGAGTCGGACGACAGTTTCGAGAGACTCGCCGCCAGCGCGTTTCATCTCTGCGACAAGAGATTTCAGTGTGGATTCGGCACCGGTGAGCGCGTCTCCGGAGAGGTTCGCCATGCGGGTGAGCAGGTATTGGGGCGGAACCTGGCCGGTGGCGAACAGGCTGGTCAGAAAAGTGTCGTACACGCTGATGTAGTTCTGCAGGTTCGACTCGTCCAGGTCGTAGACCTTGGTATCGACGCCGGGAAACACCAGCGCTCGATCGACGCCGATTCTGCCCGGTGAGCGAAGCATCGGCTGCTCGTGCCCGTTCGCGTCGAGAATCGGGCTGCCGTTCTCGTCTCGCTTGACCAGCACGTTGCCCTGCGCGTCGCGCATCACGGGGTCGTAGCCGGAGAACACGCGCTGCCGGAACGCCGAGAACTGCATCGCGAGCAGGGTGTTGAAGCGGATGGTGTTCACCGCGTCCTGCTGCGGCATCAGCGGCTCGATCGCAGAGCGCGGGATTCCGTCGGCGTCGACGTTGAAATCGCAGGCCACGAAGGGCAGTTCGCCGAGGCCGTGCTGGCCCTCGCGGGTCATCGTCCACTCGCCGTTCAATCCGCGTCGCTCGAAGCGCTTCCAATCCGTGGCGTCGTAGACGTAGGTGACCCAGAGGGTTTCGTACGACGCCATGAGCGAGCTCGGCAACACAAGCGAGCTCGGGGACCTATCGGGGTCCTCCGAGAATGTCTTGATCGCGAATTTTCCGGTGAACGGGTCTTCGGGATCGGGCTCGATCCACACGCGCTTGCTGTTCTCGACGGAGATCTTCGGGCGGTCCGGGTTCGCCGGGTTCTTCGACACCGACCAGATTCCGCGGCCGTGAATCTGGGCCTGCAGGAACACGATCTGCTGCCGGGCATCGATGTGGTTCGGCTGGATGACGTTGCGCCACATCTCCAGATCGACCTTGCCGTCACCGCCCATGATGCCGTCGGCGCGCATGCGCTGGACCGGTGCCTTCATTGCCAGACCGAGCCAGTTGGCGATCGACTGCTTCTGCAGCGAGGCGTACTCGGCATTCACACCCTCCGGCGCGAACGGGTCGTCCTGGATGCCCTCGAAATACTCCTGGCGGCGTTGCCACTGCGGGAGCTGCTGCTTGAGCCGCTCCAGACCGATATCGAGGTATCGGCGCGCTGTGCGTACGTCCACGCCACCTCCTGATGCTGTCAGTTGAATCCGTACATGACGTTGGATGTCTTGTTGGCGTTCGCATTCGGCCAACCTGCTGCGCGAGCGTCCGACGCGGCCTCGTGCGCGACGACGGACGCCTGCGCGCAGTCGATCTTCTGATGGTTGGTCGGTTTGCCGAGCACGAACCTGTCACCGGGTTTGGCAACCTTGCGGGCGTTGGCGAAGTGGATCCTGGTGTGCGGGCAGCCGTCGTGTGTGATCCGTCCGGCTTTCAGGTCGGTCTGGAAGCGCACCAGCGCCGCGTGCATGCGCGTGATCTTGTCGTTCGGCCACTCCGACACGACATCCTCGCCGTACTTGAGCGCCCACGCGCCGATCTCGGTGTACCAACCCGACGGGTCGGGGTAGAACCGCGAGACACGCCACGTTCGGAAGATCTCGTCGACCGCGGCTTCGACCTCACCACGCGGGATCTCCCCGCCCCATTCCGCCGGATTCCAGATCGCGGGTCGCCGATCCGGACCGTACCGCGGAGTGAACAGGAACCCGCTGCGCGTCTCCATCCGGATCGCAGTCCAGTCATCGTTCTCCGAACCGTCGAACGCGCCCGCGACCTGCGTACCCTTCGGCGGATTAGGAAGCCAGGGTTGCGGTTTGGGCATAATGCTCGTCCCACAATCCATCTCGCAGCCACACGCCCGACCCGTACGTGTTCCGGTTGCCGAAGAACCGCTCCGCCTGATCCGGATCGGTTTCGTTCAGTTCCGCAGCGTCGGCCTCGATCGAGTCCAGGATCACCCACGGCGAGCCCTCGTAGACGTACTGGAGGATCTTGCGGCGTTCGAGCTTGTTCTTCCAGGACAGGTGCGCTGGCGGCTTGCGGTAGAACTTGAAGATGTCCTCGCGCACCGAGTCAAACGTCTGCTGAGCAGTGGAATTCTGCGAGGTGTCGAAGCAGTTCGTGTACTCGATCGATCGGCCGCCCATACCGGCAGCGTTGCGACGCTGAGTCTGCGCCACGGAGACCATCTTGTTCGACTTGAGGTACAACCCGCTCTCGTCCTGAAGTACCCACGAGACAGGGTTACCGACACGGCCCGACGCGCTCGACGTGACCGCATCTATGCGGTCGAAATCCTCGCCGCCGACGTCTCCCGAAATTCGGATCCAGTTGTCGTGCGGAAACAGCAGATCCGACAGTGGACCCAACCGAATCATCGCCGTCAGCGGCTTCCAGACGTTGCCGACCTGGTCCTGGTTGACCGCGGTGAGCTGAATGACCGGCGACGGGTGCCGGACACCCATCGGCTCGCCCTCGAGGTACGGGTACTCCCAACCGCAGCCACACCCGTGGTCGAGGCAGGCATAGCCGTCGCCCTTGCCCGCCCAACCGCCGAATTCCGACGGGCCCACAGCATGCAGACACGTCATCGAGGCTCCGTGAGGCCCCTTTCCGGTCTTCTGCGGCGCGATAATCTGCGCTCGCCGGTACCTGAACGCCTGATTCAGCAGCAGATCGCCCGTCGACGGCAACTCGGCGTGCGCCCGAATCTCGAAGTACTTCGCCGAGATCCAGAACTGCCAGTCCGACCATACGAACGGATCGCCGCGGCGCATCTTGTCGGGCACTCGACAGTGCTGGCGCACCCATGCCTCGGCCAGATGACCGAGAGTCGGAAAGCCGTCAGGCCCCGCCATCGAGCCCTGCCAGCGAGCGTCGAGGCTGAGGTTGAAGGGGCTGCAGATCAGCGCTGGCCGCGGCAGCCTTCGCGCGCTCGCGCGCCGCGCCCACCTCGTCGGTCGCGATCTTCCAGCCGTTCTGAAGCATCCCCGCCGGAGTGAGGCCGAGCTGATCGGCAAGCCTGTTGACCTGCGTCAAGATCGACGCCGAGCAGTCCGGCTGCTCCGCGCGGACCGACCATCGAACGAACATCGCGATTGTCCGCAGACGCCACAGCTTCTCTTCGGACCAGACTTTGGCCTGAGGCGTCTTCCACACCTCACGCCACACCACCTTCTCGCGATCGGACTGTCCTTCGAGCGGCCACTTCGGTGCTCGACCCTTCCAGCCCGCGGCGGGCAGAAGCAGGTACTTGATGCCGAGACTCTCGGACCTCTCCGAGTTCGGATCGCGGGTCGGACCCGAGTTATTGCGCGCTCCGCCATGGTTGCCGGCCATCTGATTTCGATCTCCTTCAACGGCATCGCGCCGCCTCGGATTCGGTGAGCATCGCGCTCACCGACGTTTCTTGAACCCTCCGCGCAACTCAGCGCCCTCCCCCGCGGTTCATCCCCCCGGCCTCGAAGGGGGTACCCCCCACCCCCTGAGCGCGTCAGAGAGAGCGGATGAGAACGACCCAGCCCTGCCATAGCAGGCGGGCAAACTCGATGCGGGAGTAACGAACTCGGAAGGTCTCTTCGTAGGCCGTCGCGAAGAACAGATCGACACGACCGTCGGCCGCGTCGATGATCAGCTCGGCATCGTCGCTCGTCTGCTCATGCTTGGTCACGGTCGATACCAACCAGTGCGCTGTGCGGGCAGCGAATCGAGCGTGAAGGCCGAGCGATCACCAGTACCGAACAGCATCTCGATCTGCTTGCGCTCGTGGGTGTTGGACCAGTCGGGATAGACGTGCTTACCAAGGAACGGGTTGGGCCACGTGGTCGTAGCCTTCACTGCGTCGAGCTCCTGCCTCATCGTCGCCCCCCTGTTGCTCGGTTGCAGGCCTCGTGCTCGGGCCCTGTCCACTTGGTTCGGTCGTGGTCGTCGTGTCCGAGATCCCATGGTTCGCTCGGGTTGATGAGCTTCGAGCAACGAGAGCAGCGCACGTTCCCGGTTGCGACGCGTGGCTTCCACTGGGCACGCAAGCGGTCATGCTGGACGCCGTATCCACGCTGCTGTTTGGTACCTCTGCCCCGCTCACGTGCTTGCCGGTGGGCGGGGCAGAGACTCTCGGGCTGCATGAGGTGGCAGCCGGGGATGGAGCAGACGCGGTTACGAGCGCGAGGCATCGGGGTAGAACGAATCCATCTGGACGTTCAGCTCGGCGAGGTCGGGATGCTGCGCTACCTCGGCATCGAATCCGTCCTGGTACGCCTCGGCGAACGCTCGCATCGCAGCGCTCGCACGGACAGCGGCAGCAGCGAACCTCAGCTTGGCTGCTTCCATCTCCGCTTGCATGGCCATCGCCCGCAGTCGCAGGTACTCGCGTTCGCTGTTCGACATGACTCGATCATCTCCTACTTCGGTGGTGCAGAGACGATCTGGGGCCCGGTGACGATGTATCCGCACAACAGGCATTCGAGACTGGGGTTGTCATCACCGTCATATCCACAGATCACCCGATCGGTGTGGGGGCACTCGGTGTACTTCGGGAACGCGACCTCGATGCGAGTGGTCACCGTAGCGAGTTCTTCGCGCCCGTATCGATAGGTGACGCCGCTCCTACCCGGCTGCGTCTTGCGCATCTGCACCACTTCGATCCCACCGGGGATGATGGTGACCTGCCTGACGTTGCTACTCAGGTCGAGGCCGAGCTTGGCGAGGAACTCGTCCACGACACTGCGATCGACCTTCTGTGGAATCTCCGCCATGGCCCTGCCTCCTACTTCGGTGGTGCGAACACGGTCTCGGGGTCATGGCCACGCTCGCGTAGGCCTTGCTCCACCAGGGTCAGTGCCGACTCGGGGCTCACCGCGAGCTCCCCGCGGGGCTTCCACTCAGCGCCCATTATCTCGGCGAGTACGGTCTTCGCACCCTCGATGGACTTGGTGACTCGCATCGCCGCGAGCTGGGGGATGAGCTTGCGCTGGAGTTCCTCGAGCTGCTCGGGCGTGGCTTCCTTGCGTGCGGCCGTGATGGTGGCAATGAATGCCACGATCTCGCCTATCTGGCCGGTGGCGCTCACAGCGGTTGCTCGTAGGTGCTGGTGAGCACGGGGCCGATCTGGGTGCGCCGGCCGTTGACTCGGTCGGGTCGCCAGTCGTCGACGTCGCCTGAGCTGGCCTGTGATCCGACGATGAGCAGCAGCGCGTCGAAGGCCTCGTTCGCGCTCTTGCCTGCGGCGTGGAAGGTCTCGATCAGCTCGACCATGGGTGCGGGGTCAATGCCGTTCTGGGGGATGAAGCCCAGTGCCTCGTCATCGGTCACCCACAGGATGCCGATCGACGGGCGGATCACAGGGGTCCAGCGGCCGTGGCCGGCGCGCTCACTCGGGTAGCTCATCGACACCTCTCAGGTAGGGCCCTCGATTGGAGCGCGGCGCAGCGGACGCTTCGTGGTGCGCGTGCTTGCCCGGAGGTGCGTCATGACGGCGGAGCGCAGGTTTGACGCCGAATCGAGGGGGTTCGAGTGGCACGAAAACGGGGCTGCATCCGGAAAATGGGTGCCCTCGTCAGTGCGGGATTTGAGTCCCACTGTACACACGCCCTGGTCAAGAGCGCACACGTTCCGTGCGCGTCGCCAGATCGAGAACATCGCCGAGGCGGTACACGGCAGGGTCGTTGCGGTGAATCCATCGCTGGATGATTCGGCCGTCTCGCATCCACCCGCGCGGCGTCAGCTTTCGCTCGTTGATCCAGCGATACAGGGTGGACTTCGGGACGCGTTTGCCGAGCTCGCGGAGCAAGGACTGTAGTTCGACTGCGGTGTAGTTCATTTCGCGCATCTGGGCGAGGATGTCTCGATCGAGCTTGGCCACGGCGTAGCTCGCTCGGCACCGCGGGCACTGGACCCATTCCTCGCCCTTCTCGGCGTAGAGGTCCGCGTTGCAGCGCCTTTCGCGACCCTGGTCGTATTCGACGTACTGGCAAACACCCTTGTAGCGCAGCTCGGGCAGTTGGTCGATCGCTTTGTTCACTATCGCAATGACGTCGCTCAGGCTGTCGAACATCTCGTCGATCGCCGGGTGCATGCGGAGGTCGTGCGGATGGCACGCGAGCCAGACCGCGAACTCCTCGAAAAGGCGCGTCGGTTGCGTGGACAGTGTCGATTGGTCGTGCCGACGTCCGGTCTTGCAATTCAATGTCATCTGCAGAAGGCCGGGACGCTCGATCGCCGCCAGCAGACTGCCCGACGGCGAAATGCGGGACTCGAAGTCGCGCGACCACGTGGTGATCTCGTTTTCCAGCAGGTCGAACGGCCGCCGGATGGGGACGTTTCCGCTTTTGTCGATCGAGATGGGAAGCGGTGTGTCGGCACTCTTTCCGCCGACGCGGCCGCGGCTCATGCGGTCGAGTCGGGCCTGCGTGATCGTCATGTCCGCGACGAGCCCGGGCACGGACTGGAGCATCCGGACGAGAATCTCGGTGCACTTGGTGCAGATCGGGAGACCGTCGCCGGTTGGCCGGCCGCAGTGAAAGCAGGCGATCGAGCTCATAACTGGTCGTCTTTCGTCGAATCCGCAGCAACGGGATCGGCCGTCAGCGATCCCGTTGACCAGAGCTCGCAATGCCACTGCGACGATCCGTACATCGATCTCATCACCTCCGCCCAAGGCGATGTCGCCTTCGACCGTGCCGCTCGCAAACGGCCCCATCGCCTTGCGCTCCGTTGTGCAACAGTGCTCACCCGTTGACTCCCGTCCAGTCGATCTTCGGTGCGTAGTGGCAGGGCAGCTCGGGTTCGTACCAGCCGAGCTTCTGGGCTCCGATGGTGGCTATGGCGAGTGCGTCGGACTCGTTGTCGTTGTGGATATTCGCGTCCGGCCACAGCTCGCCCATGGCCTTCTCGACGTCCTCTTTCTCGGCCTGACCGTTACCGGTAGCGAAGTACTTGATCGTCGTGACCGAGACCTCGATGACCGGGATTCCGCGGCGCGCAAGGAATCTCGTGACGCTGTACAGCAAGGCGCAGCGTTCCTGATACAGGCCGCTGAACTTCGGCTGTCGGAACGGCATGCCCTCGACCAGCACGAGGCGGATCCGATCGGGCAGAGCCTCGACGATGCGATCGCCCTGGAGGCCGATCCGCATTGCTCGCTGGCTGATGGTTCCGCCGGTGTTCTGGGTGCCGATGGTCTTGAGCTCAGGACGGTTGCGGCCCTCGACGACGCGCGGGTTGCGCAGAATCGCCATGCCGGCCGCGCCCATCGATGGGTCGAGACCGACGATTGCGCCGCTCACGGGGTCACCCACTCGGGGTGGTGAATCCCGCGGTTCTCGATGTCGGCCAGAATTGCGTGGTAGTGCTCGACGACGTCTCCGCCGACCATTGCGGCAGTGAAGCTGGCTGTTGCCCAGCATGTTTCACAGACGCTCATATCGGGTCCACCATCGTCGAGCGAATGGTGCCGTAGCCGTCGACGATGCAGGTGACGTCGGGCTTCGGAGCGTCCTGCATGCGCTGGAGACGCTCGGCGCGGTTCAGGCGGGCGTGGTGCGCCGGAAAGTGCTCCAGCTCATGCCATTCGCCGTCACGGCCTCGCACGCGGCACGGCTGGCCGATGGGTGCCTTGCAGCCTCGGCACGGGATCGTGAGGGCGAGGTCGCGCTGTTCCAGCCACTCGAAACTCCGTTGCTCCATGACGATCACGCCTCCTCGACCACGGGATACTCGACGTACACGTGCCAGACGTACAGGCCGTGGTGCGTCGTAACGGTGCCGAGGTACTCGGCGTATGTCGGTCCGGTGCGGAACGTGATCGGGCTGCCGGTGCCGACGATCCGGAACCGGACTTTCGCCAGCTCCGACTCGTGAGGGAACGCGTTGCGCTCGTACCAGACCTCGAACGCGTTGCCGGACTTCTCGTGGTTTCGATGCTCGGCCACGTGAAGCATTCTGCGGAATCCCGGGAGATGAAATTCGACGGTGTCTTCGAGGGGCAATTCGAGTCGGTGGATAACTCCAGCGGTCAATTTATTCATCGTCAATTCCCCTTCGATTCCGAATTCGAGAGATTTCTTCTGCTGCCTGCCCGACCCCGCGCCGTAGTGAGTTGAGTTCGAAGGCGAGTTCGGTGGGTTGGTGTTGTGGTTGGTGTAGTTGGGTTGGTGTCTTTGGGTTGGTGGGGGATCATGGGTGATCCCCAGACTTGCCGAAATGATCCCCAGACTTTCGCCAGATGATCCCCAGACTCGTTCCAGATGATCCCCAGACTTTTCGTCGGGTGGTCGGTCTGGGGATCATGGGTGATCCGTAGACCGGGGCCTGTGGATAACTCTCTATGGCTCATCGATGATCCCCAGACTTTCGAGGCTGTCGCTCTCTCCGGGCTCCAGCATTTCCAGATCGAACAAATTCGGCGGCACCGTCAATTGATATTCGTCGGCCTGATGCGCCCACCGATTTCCCTGTTTGACTCGCTGAATGAATCCGGTTTCGCGCAGAGTTGCCAGGCCCCTTTTCACCGTCGGCACCGAGACACCCATGACGCGCGCGAGACGGTCCGTACCTGGCCGCACACGCGAGCCGTTCGTGTCCGCGTACGTCGCGAGGGTCAGACCGAGAAACATCGCTCCGGAGGGCATGGAGACACGTCGGATGACTCGCTCCCAGTCGAAGCGATCGATCGGCTGAGCGCCGTCCTCGAGGTCGAAGAGGGGGGATGCGGTCACGAGCTCGGTGCCCCCGATAGATCGAGTCCGCCCTGTGCGAGCCGAGTCGACAGCGACAGATCGAGGTAACTGCGGTTCAGATCGATACCGACGTATCTGCGGCCGTGACGGGCGGCTGCGAGCCCTGTTGTGCCACTGCCTGAGAACGGGTCCAGGACGGTTCCTCCGGGCTTGCATCCGGCCATCACGCAACGCTCGGCCAATGCGACGGGCATCGTCGCGAAGTGCGCGCCAGGGAACGGCTGTGTAGCGATCGACCACACGTCTCCGGGATTGCGGCCCTGGGGGTGAAACTTGCCGTTGCGCTCACCGGAGGGCCCGAAATTGCTCTGAGGTGCGCTCCCGGGCGGTGTCGCCTCGGGCCGTCCCCACGGCTTGGCGATGCTGTTTTCCTTGTTGGTTGCGCCGGACCGAGATCGCCGAGACAGCGGCCGGTCGCCGTCGTACTGCTCGCGTATCGCGTCCAGATCGAAGTGGTAGCTGCGGTTCTTCACGAACAGCATCAGGTGCTCGTGACGGTTGGTCAGGCGGTCGGTGACACTCTCGGGCATGCCGTTCTGCTTCGCCCAGATCGCGTCGTTGCGGAGAATCCAGCCCATGCCCTGGAGCGCAAACGCCAGGCGCGCGGGCATCAGCCGCAGGTTCTTGCTCGGCTCATAGCTGTCACCGAGATTCACCCACATGGTGCCGTCGTCGGCGAGAACGCGATGCAGCTCGTCGAAGATGAACGCGAGACGTCCGATGTAGTGAGTCGGCGTCAGCTCGTTCCCAATCTGCCCGTCGACGCCGTAGTCGCGGAGGCCGAAGTACGGCGGCGAGGTCACGATGCAATCGGCGGATCCGGGTTCGAGCTGCCGGCCCACATCGAGGGCGTCACCATGGTGCAGCGTGACCGTGTCGTCCTGGTAGTAGGGCATCAGTTCACCTCCTGGTTTGCGATGTCGAGCAGCACGTCTGCGTGGCACATCACCTCGGTGCTCGTCATGCCGTTCGGCAGGATTCGCGGGAGCGGGCACCAGCACGCGAGGTCTCGGCCGGCGAGCTTGCGCTGGATCTCGGCGATACTTGGATAGTCACGGCCATACCGTCCGTTGCGCAGATCCCACTCGAAGTACCTGGCGGCGAAATAGCGTGCCGTCTCGACTCCGACGAACGCAGGACCACCCGACCGGTCCATCGGGCTTCCGTGCACGCGAAACCACTTCTGACCGCGCTCGTCGACCTCGGGCGTGATGCAGATCGGGTTACCCCAGATGCTCGGGCGTCCGACGTACACCGCGCCGCGGGGCATCTTCCAGCCCTTGGTTCGCCTGCGCTGAATTCGAGCGGGCATTACGCCACCTCGAACTCGGGCGGCGTCCACAGGCCGAGGGCACCGCTACAGGGGAACGGCTCTTCCAGCGGGCGTGGATTCTCCAGGACCAGGTGCACGATGCGACGACGCTCACGGCCTCCGTGCTCGACGTACGCAGACTCGCCCCACGGCTTGCAGCAGCCGGCCTCGGGGTGGACGTCGACGAGATCGACGACGCCGAGGATCGCGCCGAAGCGGAACGGCCAGCGGACCATTTTGCCGCCGAACATCCATCCCGTTCCTGGCATGGGTGGGTTATGCAGGTGATGCTTAACCACAAACTTTCGGTACTCGGCCGTTACCAACGGTGATTGCTCGCCGCGGTCCGACCAACGCTGGCCGGCGTGAATCGCGAGCGGCCCGCGGTAGTTCCAGTTCTGGGTGCGGTTCTCGATCACCTTGCCGCCGTGCATGATTGCCCATGCCCACGGCTGCTGAACGGTGAGTGCCTTCATCGCTTGGTCTCGCATGCGCGCACCCACTTGCGACCCTCACGCGTCCAGCGGCACCGACTCTTCGAGAACCCGTTCATCGAAACCGTCTTGCCGCAGTGAGCGCAGTGCGCGCCGTTGAGGACGCGTCGCGCGAGAGCCTCGGCGGCTTCGACGGGTCCGGCTTTGTCCTCGACGGTGATGCGAGCTCCGCGGTACTGAGCGTGGGCGTACCAGCCCGCCTCTTCAACAGGCACATTCTCGTGCAGGTGGCCAAGCTCGAATCCGGTTGCACCGGAACGGCCGACGAGGTCGACCGCGGCGCATAGGGCGTCCTCATCCAGGGTGTCATTCATGGTCGTAGTCCTTCCAGGGTGCGGCGCTCGTACGGGCTCACGCGCACTGCGATCGCAATCCCGATGAGGCCTAGCGCGATGACGGCCGACGTCGCGAGGTAGAAGATTGCTGCGGCGCTCATTTGTCGTGCCCCGCTTCCTTGGTCAGTCGTTCGACGTCGGCCGTGACATAGCTGTGGTCCCCGCCTTCCCCGGGGTAACCGGGTGGGCATGGATAGTCCTTACGCTCGCCGTATCTCAGATTGCAGTCCAGGCAGCGCAGGTCCGAGAGCTCGCAGAATGCGTTCCACCGGACTTGCCGCGTCTCCTCGGCGCGGAATTCGCCCAGTGCGTCCGCGTCGGCTTTCGACACGATGACCCAGCCGAGCTCGTCGAGATCCCGGATGACTTCCTCGACGGCGTCGTGGGCGGTCGGGACTCCCACCGCCGCCTGCCAGTCCCAACCGAGCGCCTCGGCGAGCGCCTCGTTTGCTGTCACGTGATGTCCCCCTTGTGAATCCCGCGCGCCTCGACCGCGGCGTCGAATGCGCCGAGGCAGGCTGCGAGGTAGTTGGCGAGGATGTAATCCGGCGTGTTCGAGTGCTTCTCGCGCGAGTGGCGATTGATCACCTCGGCGAGCTCGGTCCGGAATTCGCGTTCGGTGCTCACCGCAGGCCTGCGATCAGCGTGCCGAGACGCTCAACGTAGGTGTAGGGCTGCCCCGGCATCCGATCGACGTGGTAGCTCGTGTGCCGCTTGTCGCGGGTGTAGCCGAGCGACCACTGGTAGGCACCGAGCCAGTCGATCGAGTGATCCCAGAACCGGAGTCGGCCCATCAGCGCCTTGCGCGTGAGATCTCGTATCCACGCGTCCGGATCGACGAGCGACCAGAACTCGATGTACTTCGCGAGCTCGGCGAGGCCGTTGCCGATCGGGAGATCGGAGATCGGGTCACCGGGTGCTGAGAGCTGCCAGAGCTGGAAGTTTCCCAGGATCAGCCGGCCACCCATGATTCCCTGTGTGCCGCGGTTCTCGAAGCCGACGATCTGGTCCTTGTGCCTCGACGGGTCGGAGAGCAGGCCGACGGCCTTGATCCACAGGTTCCCGTGCAGGCCCTTGCCGATCTCGGATGCAACGTTGCCGGCCACCTGAGCGCCGCCGCTGTAGCCGACGATGACCGCCCCCGGGTAGGCACGAATGAGCTCGAGCAACGCCGTCTCGGCCGCGTGCACGCTCGCTCCGAAGCTCTGGCCGTTCCACACCGGGATCGCGCCGAACTGTGCGGACCATTCGAGCTCGACGACCAGGAACCTCTTCGGATCGAGGTTCCTGGTCGCCAGCCACAGGGTGTTCTTGCCGTACGGCTCACCGATACCCCGGCACAGGATGACGACGATTCTGCCGTCGGCCTTGGGGTAGTTCACTCGTCGTCACCACCGGAAAACTGCGGGCCCGCGGCCTTGGCCTTGATCGGGGTGACGTTCTCGCTCTCAGGCTCGCCCTTCTCGTCCGGATCGACGTCGGGCACCTTGCCGTCGTCGTCGAGCATCGAGCCTTGGCCGTCGTCTTCCTCTTTGACGGCCTCGCTCACGCCCTCGACCACTTTCAGGATCTTGCAGTTCGCGGCCCTGCGGACACCGGACTCGGCCATGTCGACGGCGTTGAAGCTCTTCACGCGCACCTTGACCGTGAAGTACCGAATGTCGCCGATGTTCTCCTCGCCGAGAGCCTCGAAGGCCTCCTCCGACATACCGCCGAAACTCACCCGGGCGGTATCGATGAGCGGGCGGGGGTTGCTGACTGTCTTCTTTTTCACCATCGGTTCTTCTCCATCCATTCGAGTGCGGCTTCGGCCAGGATCGGCCAATGAGGGGTAACGGTGATCCGCATGTACGTCGCCTCGAGATGCTCCGCGAGCTGCTCGATCAAATGGGCACGGGCGGCAGCCGGATCCGGCACCGGCGTAAATGGCACGGGCCCGTTGTCGAACGTCGTATCCGTCGACAGATTGGCCTCGACGTCGCGACCGTCGAGCAGGACGCCGACGGCGTGCGTGGCGATCTCCACGAGCGCGTCCAGCCGTCCGTCGATGGCGCGCAGAGCTTGAACGGATGCGGCCTGGCCGTGGGCGAGCGACGAGCTGATGTCGGTGTTGTTCAATGCGTCGAGCGAGGCCTCGAGGTGATCGGTCACGGCTCGACCACCGTTCCACCGGCGGGCTCGATCACGTTCTCGACGAACCACTGATCGGACACGAGCTCACGTCGGAGCTCGGAGATCCACGGCCGCGAGACAAAGCGCACGTTGTACTCGACCGGGTCGCCGACGTGCCGCATGTTGATCAAGCGCCACTGCAGCTCTTCGGTCGAGAGGATCGTGAAGAACGAGATAGCGGCCTCGTTGTGCTCGACCAGTTTGACCAGCGGGTGATCGCCCGAGAGTTCGAAGGCTCCGGCTTTGGTCTGAAACTCGGCTACCGCGTACCCGACCGGGTTGTGTCGGGAGTCCCACGCCCGAATGACGGCGGTCACTGCTGCGCTTCCTTGGCCTGCTCGCCCGCGAGGTAGTCGATCGCTTCCTTCGCCTGCTTGCTCGTCATCTGCTTGGGGTTGATGTACGCCGTCGTGAACGTCGAGTTGATCCACTCGAGTTTCTCGGCCGAGGTGCCGAGCTTCTCGATGTCGAGCAGCTCGCCGAGCCTTTTCAGTTGCGCGTCCGTCGCGGCATCCTTGGGCACCGAATACGACGGCTTGGCCTGCGGTTGTTCCGGTTCTGCGCTCCGATCCGAGGCGGGTTCGGCCGGAGTGTCGTCCATTTTCTCGGCGGGCTTGGCCTGGGCTTTTGCGCTAGTTGCACGCTTTTTCGGCGCTTCCTTCGGCGGCTCGGGTGTCTCGGTTTCCGGCACCGTTTTCGGCTCGTCCGCTTTTCGGTCGGTAACCGGTTCGGGCTCAATAGACTTCTCCGGAGCAGGAGCGGAGACGCCGAGGCGGTCCTGCCAGCCGACGTTCTTCGGCTCGGGTCGATCGACTGTCGACGTCGCCTGGATCGGTTCGGGCTCGGATTGCAGATCTTCGGCCGAGTGCGCCAGACCGAGCAGCACTTCGGGTGCGATCCTTCGGCACACCTCGGACGCGGCCTTCGCGTAGAGCATCGCCTGGGGGTCGGTGACGTACTTCATGTTGCCGACGATCGACACTGTCGACTTGCCGTTGTAGGTCTTCGTGACGGTCACCCAGTCGTCCTTGATGTCTGGGCGACGTTGCGAATCCTCGGTGGAGGGGGTGGGCACGTAGCCGGCCTTCTTCGCGCGCTCGATCGTCCACGTCGACGTCGTCTCGTGCTCGTCACCCCGCGCACGACCCGACACCGTCACCGATTCGTCCGTCGACTCGACGGTCCACACCGAGTAGCCGCGCGCCTTCACGAGCGCAACCATGGTGCGCGCGTATATCGCCGGGGTGCCGTGCACGACGAAGATGTTCTGCAGCGCCTGGATCGGGTTGAGCCCGATCTCCATTCCGTAGAGGATTGCGGCAGTGCCGTTCTCGGCATTGTTCTTGTACATCCTCGGGACGAGATCGGTGTTGCACATCTTCCTCGCGAGGTCGAGGGCGAGGCTCATGGCGTCGGCGTGCTGCTGGAGCTGCTCCATGACGCGGTTCGGTGCCGACTGCTGGTCGAAGATCTGAACGCCGCCGGGTGCCTCGTAGGGTGCAATGTCGTTGGTGGTCACAGGACGCCTTCCGTTGCGTATTTGCTTGCAGCCCAACGCGGCAAGCTGATCTGGTGAATGTCGATCGGGTAAGCCGGCCACTGACCGGATGCCGTGCACTCGGCATAGGTGCGGATACCGCGACGAGCGAGCTCACGGCCGACGGTGCGAGCTTCGGGATCGAGCTCGAAGACGTTGACCGGGTAGGGCGCGGTCTTCGACTGGACGACGAACAGGAATCCGGGATCGTCCGAGATCTCCAGTGCGCGAACGGCGTCGGTGTACCAGGCGTCCTGGACGTGATAGCCGTAGTCGTCGACGGACTTCGCGAAGTGGTGCGGCGATGCGGACACCGCCGTCTTGTAGTCGACGACGTGCGTGCGCCGGCCGAGCTCGGTGAGCCAATCCGGGCGGGTGCGCAGGCTCACGCCCGTCTCGGGGTCGACGTGATACAGCGAGACCTCGGCTCGGCCGTCCTCGAACAGAGTGCGGGCGATCGGGTGCCGCAGGATCGCCTCGGCCATTGCACGAACCGCGTCGTACTCGGAGGGCTTGAGCGGGATCTTGCCCTCGTCGCGCACCGCCTGCACTTCGGCTTTGATCGCGTTGGTGCGCCACTCCTCGGCGTCGATGCGCACGAACTGCGCACCTTCACCGAGAGCGAGCGTGTGTGCGGCGTGGCCGACGTCGAAGTGTTTCTTCGGCGGGGCCTGATGCTCGCGGTCGTACTGGAACTGCGCAGGCGTCGACGGCGGGAGCAACTTGCGAGCTCCGGACGACGAGAGGGTGAGCCGATCGGAGTGGTACTCGACGTCACTGACGCCGTAGTAAACGCCTGGCGCGCTGACGATCTCGGATGTGAAGTCCTTCATCGGAGCCTCCCGACTGAATCGAGAACTGCGGCAGCAGCTTCGACCTTGTTCCAGAACAATCGATCGCCACCGTGTCGGTCAGGGTGCGCATTCCGCCTCGCGCGGCGGTAAACCTGAGCAAGCGTTCCGAGCTCAAGACCCGAGTGGTTGTCACCGGCGATTGTTCTCAGAACCTCCTCGGCCGCTTCGGGGCTGATCAGCGGCGTCGTGGTGGTGGTGGATTCGATCGCCTTCCACCCGACGTACTGCTCGGCGTTCTGGGTGACGCCGTGTCGGTCGATCGCTCGCAGGTCTTCGAGCGAGAGTGCGATCGCGCGGAGGTTGTCCTGCCATAGGTCGTACTTGTCGCACGGAAACGACAGCGGACCCTTGATCGAGTCGGTGATCGCGAGGATGACTCCGGGGTGTTCGGGTCGTGCGTTCGCCCTCGGCATTCCATCCTGGCGAAAGTCCTGCTCGCGCATGGCAATCTGGAGGACAGCCGGTGCGTTGCGCGCCCCTTTGCCGAGCTTGGACAGCTCGCGGTCGAGCAGCGAGAGCGTCGAGCTCCACGTGGCCGAGAACTTCGATCGCTCACGGACGGCGGTCGGCTTGCCGGGCCACGTGACGATCGGGCGCAGGGTGAGGTTGGTGGGATACTCGGTCATGACGCCACCGACTGACTGGCTTCGGCTGCGCACCAGATCTGCACGCGGGTGCCGCCCTGAAACCGAGCCCGGGTGCCCATCGATCGGATTCGACCTTCACGCGCGGCCCGTCTCAAGACATTGCCGAGCGGTCCGGGCTCGAACTCCGCGAGATCGGATGCGACGAACGGCCGGCCGGAATCGATCAGTCGATCGAGCGCGGCGCGCATCTCGACTTCGGGCTTCTCCGGAATGTAGATGCCGGTGCGCAGGCACCGACGCAGCAGCGACTCGCGTTGGACACCGAGCATCTGAGCGATCCGGTCGTGAGACATTCCACGCCCGCGCATCTCGGTGTACTCCTCGCGGAACGCATCCGGTCCGCAGATCTTCGACGCCGTCATGACGCTGCCCACAGGACGAAACCCATCATCGCGACGGTGACGAGCAGAATGATCACGCACCAGACGTCGAGCGTGGACTTCGGGTTCGGTGCGTCGACGATGCGGCCGTGGTCGACCTGGATGTATTCGCTCACCAGTCCGCCTCCTGCTCCGATGCAACCAACGAGTCGAGCTCGTCGGCGATAGCCGCGTACTGCTCGGCCTTCTCGCGGGCGTACGCGGCCGAGTTCGGGAGACCGCGCAGTGTGAGGTTCACCCAGGTGCCCGCGCCGAGCTGCTCGTCGAGCTCCTTCCGGTCGGCGCGGATCATGACGTTGCCCGACAGGCGGGTCTTGGTCAGGACGATCTTCTGGGCGCTCACGGAGTCACCTCCCGGCACTTCGAGCAGGTGAGGGCGACGGACGGGGCCGGCGGGTGCACGTGCGCGACGACCTTGCCGCAGACGGAGCAGGCGAGTGGGATCTTCTCGGCCGCCTCGGTGAAGGCCCGGACGAAACTCTCGACAAGTGCGCTCATCTGTTGCACCCATCGATCTCGTGCAGCTTCTCCAGCGAATCGGCCAAGTCGCGCAATGCTTTCGCTGCCAGGTTGAAGCACACGGGTCGCGACTTCGGGACCGTCATGGCCTGCATGTAGGCGTCGTCGGGGTTGTCGGGGTTCACGCCGATCCCGACGTGGAGGTGCGCGTAGTCGAACAGATCGCCGACCTTCGCTGCCAGCTCGGGCGTCATCTCGACGTCGGTAGCAAGGATCGGGTTCTCGCTGGGCTCGCTCATCACAACCACCCCGCGCTCTGGGATGCGGCGAGCAGGACGCCGAGCAGGGCGGCGGCGAAAATTACTCGCGGTCGGATGTATCGGAAGGCCGTAGAATGTGGGTCTGACATCTTCACTCCAATTCAGTGGGTGTCGCAGGGCCCGTCGAGCACGCACTCGGCGGGCCTTTCTCGTGGGGTCAGGCGGACTGCGAGGGAGTTACCAGCGCTTCGACGTCAGAACGTCTGAATCTGCGCTGGCCACCGGGAGAGCGGATGGCCGAGATGGCACCGCGGGCCTCCCAGTTACGAAGGGTTTTCACCGAGACGCCGAGGATGACGGCAGCCTCACCGATCGCAATAACCTCGTCTGGGTACGTATGGCTATCGGTCATATGGCCGAGAGTAGCCATAGCTACACAAACATGGCAAGCACTAACCCGTGATTGCTACCACTACCTACCCATAGCTCTTGCTGTCTCCGGTAGTTATGGGTAGCTTCTTCCACATGACAATCTCTGTTGATGATCGGGCGTCCGAGAACCCCGAATTCGACTTCGCCGACTGCCTGCGCAAGGTTCGTCGGTCGGTTGCCCAGATGACTCAGGCCGAGATGGCTGCAGAGCTGGGTGTCACCCGCGCTCGTTACGAGGCGTGGGAATCAGGCAGGAACACTCCCGACAACATCGTCGCCGTCGCGAAGCGGATCGAGATGCGCTGGCGCGGACGAGTGACCGCTGCCTGGATGCTGGGTGTGCATACAGAAAACCCCCGTCCGGATCATGATCCGAACGGGGGTCTCAGTGCGCCATCAGGGATTCGAACCCCGGACCCGCTGATTAAGAGTCAGCTGCTCTAA